TCGAGCAGACCTTCCGCGACATGTCCGCCGCCATCCAGGCGCGCTCTGAACGCCCCGACTCGCAGCCCCACGAGCTGGAGCGGATGTCGTCACTGAAGGACATGCTCTACAAGCAGGACAAGGCGCAGGAGCTGGAGAGGGTCAACGACCTGGTGAAGATACTGGGCAAGACCTCGTTCATCTGGTACCTGTCCTCCCCGTCCATCTACGCGGTGCAGTGGGCGCAGCCCTTCATCACCACCATCCCCAAGATGGCGTCCAAGTATGGATTCGGCAAAGCCTTCGCGGCGTACACCCGCGAGGCGAAGCACTTCCTCGCGGGGCGGTTCTCCGACGCCAACATCGACGAGTTCAACGTGAAGCATGAGAACGCCGGAGAGCGGCTCTACCAGCTTATCGAGGAGGAGCGCCAGGTGCGTGCAGCGGCCAAGCTGAACCTCGCTGCGTTCATGAAGAAGATCGAGGGGCGGCCGCTCCCCCCGGGCGGGGTGCCGGAGCTGATCAAGTCGGAACGCAAGATCCTGGAGAAGAAAGCGGCCGGTATCCGCGAGTCCATGCGGGTACTCTACAACGGGTTCGACGACGCCGGGAAGAAGCTGCTCATCTTGAAGGTGCTCGGCCTGCAGGGCGTGCTGGACATCTCCTCCTCCCATGAGATGATGGACCTGATCACCGGCGCCTCGGACGGACAGAAGACGCTGAACAAGATCACCAGCAACCTGGCCTTCTTCATGCAGAAGTCCGAGACCGGTTCGCGCCGTGCCGCTGCGGTGTCCTCTTTCCAGATGGCTCTGGACAACGGCAAGGACTTCGTGGAGGCCAACGACTACGCTGCGGAGATGATAGGCGACACCTTGGGCGACTTCACCACACAGAACCGCCCGGAGCTTCTCAGGGGAAACCTGGGGCGCGTCATCGGGCAGTTCCGCTTCTACCAGATCCACATGCTGGGCAAGACCGTGCAGCTGATGAAGGACGCCTTTCAGGAAAAGGGGTGGGGTGAGAAGAAGAAGGAGATGGCCTTCATGTTGGGCATGTCCATGAGCATCGCCGGGGCGGCCGGGACACCCGCCGCCATGCTGGCTACCAGCGCGCCGATCACCGTCATCCTCGCAGGTCTGTCGATGGCCTTCGGAGACCCAGATGATCCCTGGGACCTGGAGCGCGACTTCGCAACCGCAGCGCGGGAGGCACTCGGGGATGAC